TAACCACTGTTTGGTGTTTGTCCTGAAGCTGCGTTTGGTGCTCCGTAAGGTGCGTAGTGTTGTGCGTTGTTTGCAGTTTCAACTTCATATTCCTGAATGAAAGGAACGAAGTAGAACAACTTACCGATAGGAGGGTTCATTGCTTGTACAGAAACGATGTCGTTAGCCAAAAGTTTAGAGAATACTCTTCTTACGATTGGGAAAACAACAGTTTCGAATGAACCTGTATCTGCAGTTGATGCTGCTTCGTTAATGAGATATGACGCTTGGTTTTCATACAACTGAGCGATGTTCTCTTTAAGGTGTCCATTAAGTCCCTCGAGGAAACCTAACTTGTCCCATTTGTTGATTGTATCTTCTTTGATAACCTTAAGGTGCTTAAGACCGATGTTACCAACAAGACCACTTTCTAATAATGCTCCCATTTTTAATTTTTGTTTAAGGAATTTTATTTTTTTTTACATCTTAGACATCAAGTCCTTAATTCTCATGAATTGAGGATTCTCATAAGTCTTAGATTCTATCAAAGTTGCAGATGAACCCGAAGTTTTATTCGTGTTCAATTGTCTTTCAACACTTTCAGAAATGTTTTTTGTTTCAACAGTTGAAAGTTCATCCTTGACAGTTTTATAGAGTTGTTTTGATTCTTTCAAACTTTCTACAGAATCAAATCTTCTCAATATATTGATTTTTTCTTTCTTGGTAGTGGAGTGTTCAGTAAACAATCTTGTTGCATATGCAAGATTCGAGTTAAAAACAGCAACTTCGTTGAGTTTCTCTCTAAAAACGTTAAGTGCTTTTCTGTACTCTTCGTTCTTTTCTCTTAACATTTTTAATTCTACATCGATTGATTCTACTTTTACACCATTATTACCATAAACATAATTTCTATTGTTTGTGATACCTTTTCTCAATCCTCTACCTTCTTTCGAACCCATACCATAAGTTCTAGCAGCTTCTTTCGTTTCTTCTTTGGTTTCGTAGTCTTTCTTGCCAGGATGTGTCTTTGACTTATCACCTTTGTTACCACCAAATTTTCCTTCGTAGTCTTTGTAGTGTCCGTCTTTGTCACCAGCTTTCTTCTCCACACCTTTTACATCCTTACGTTTGTACTCGTGCTTGTTAGAGCCGAAATTTTTATCCTTGCCTTCTTCCATTTCACCTTCCTTGAACTCGAACTTAGCTTTACCAGTTCCCATCGCTTTAGGTCCAGCCTTTTTATGGTCGTTAAACCCTTTCTTAGGTAAAGTACTATCGTACTTAAACTTAGGGTGACCCATTCCAACGCCTTTTGGTTTTACAGTCATTTTAGCTTCGGTGAGGTCATAATCTTCAGAATCAGAACCCTCTTCAAGCTCTTCTTCCATATCTTCCTCGTCCATTTCTATCTCATACATAACTTCTTCATCCATGTCATCTTCGTCTTCTTCTTCTGACATTGAATCTCTTTTGTAGAGTGAATCCAAAACAGCATTAAGGTCAGCATCTTCCTGAACATCAAGTTCAGCAAAATCCATCTCTTCATCTATTTCTTCTTCCATCTCTTCATCCATTTCTTCCATCATATCATCCTCTTCATCCATTTCAGATTCATCAAGTTTTACGATGTATTCAACGTCTTCGTTTTCGTCGGTGATGTGAACTTCGTTATCATCTTTTACCACAATGATACCATCTTCAGGTCCCATTGCTTTGAAAGCTTTAACAACTTCTTCATCAGACATAGTCGTCATGTCGACAGTTTCTTCGGAGTCATCGAAATCCATTTCCAATTCATCCTCCATATTATCCATGTCGTCTTCCATGTCCATATCGGGCATTTCCAACTCCATATCCATTTCAACCTCATCTTCCTCTTGTTCAGAAAGAGATTCCTTTACTAATTGACTGATTTCTTCCTTCATTGTAGAAGCAAGTATTCCTTTTGCGTTTTCGGCAATTACCTCCTCAACATTTTTCATTTGAATGAGCGCCTCTTCAACTAAATTTTTAGTTTCTTGCATGTAAATTGTGTTTAATTTACCTTATAAATAGTTTCTTAAAATAAAAAATCCCGTTTCTAACCCCCCATTCCAAAAAAAGGTTAGATACGGGACAAAAAAAAGGTGGGAAACCCCACCTTATAATTAATCGATTACTTCATCGATTTTGCTTTCTACCACTGAGACTATTCTCCAATCGTGTTGAAACCCTGTATATTTTTTGGTTACTTTCGCCTCAACGTCTGTGACTGAGAAACCGTTTACAAGTTTTTCTTCTCTGATTTTCTTGACTCTGCCTGTGTTTTCATCGGGAAGGTCATATACAATCTTAGCTACAAAGAATTTTTCATCCATAATAAATTAAATTAAAAATTAACGACTTAAATAATCGGTTAATTTTTTCATTAAATCAACAGACGCGCCCATTCCAGAGTCAGAAATTTTTTGTTTTCTTTCTTCATCGAGGTTTTCTTCGTACATACTTCTCTCTTCGGGTTCGTTAAATAGGTATGCACCAGGGGTTGAGGGTGAAGAAACCAAATCGAAACAGATGAGTTCAAAGTCATCTTGTACCTCATTTTGTTCTCCGACTTTTTTAAGTGACCCAACACCACGAGAGGATACACCCATGGTTACACCTTGTCTCATAAGGTTAGCCGCAATGTCACCTTTGGTTGAAACTATTCCACTTTCGTGAAACCCTGGTGAGGTGAGTAATTTCAATTTACCCATCAAAATGTGCCCATCCCACCAAATGTCGGTGATGATGTGTGCTACACGGTCCAAATCAATTAATGAAGATTCAGGGTGGTTTAGTTCAGATGTTGATAAACCTTTTTTGATTGCGGTCTTGTATCTGTCAGCTTCTCTTTTGAGAATTTTTTCAGGGTAGACTCTGCCGTTTCTATTTGGTACACCATATTTTTGGAGTACGGCATAAAATTCAAATGGATTTCTATAATCCAATTCTTTTCTTTCTCTAAGTACTTCTTCGTTAAGAGGGTCTTTAGGGGAAACAAACCCCGCGTCCATCTCTATTAGAATACCCTTACCACTTTCTCGAGGACCAAGAATACGTAAATCTTTCATTATAATCTTTTAAGATAAATATAATGTTAGTCCGTAGTTTTTATTTTTTCTTTTTCTTTGGTTAGAGTAAATGTGAAATAATCATTTTTTATGACACAATCTTTGTAAATTTCTCGGATGATTTTTTTGATACTTTTTTTGAGTCGTGAACCTTTGAAATCAATGTCTATTGTTGTGTATAGATTTATTTCCAAATTCATGAACGATTTTTTGTTAATTTGAATGCCGCTTGTTCTAAGGTCCAAGTCCACGATGAACTTATCAGAAAACATTTCTCTATCGATACTTTCATAAACACTATGTTTGATATTTCTTGTGAGTTTCCCAACCACAGAATCCCAATTATCACTTTCTTTTTTGGGACAAACCCATGTTTGTAGATTTATGTACAGAGATTTCAAATCCTTTGAGTCGACTGTTCCGTATAATGTTTTAATTGATTCATACTGGCTAATCTTAACCGTTTTACCCTTTTTCATTAATATACTGATTGGTATCTTTTTATTTTATTAAAGAATAATAAACTTTTTTACCAATTCCAAATATTTCTATTATATGCTAATAGTTGAAGTAGACAAAAACATCGAAAAAGCGCTGAAGATTCTAAAGTCAAAAGTTATCAAAACTCGACAGAATCAGAAATTGAATTCTAAGAAAGAATTTGTCAAAAAATCAGTTGCTAGACGTACTCAAAAGCTCAAAGCTAAGTACGTTGAAAAATTCAAGAATCAAGAAGAATAGATTCGTCCAATTTTTTCAACCTCACATAATTAATTTGGTCAAACTTTTCAGATTCAATTTTTTCTATTGTTTCTGTAATTTTTGATTTGATACTTGAATCTTCTTCTTTTGACAAAACATCTTTCAATTTAGAAACAGTCGACTCTTTGAGACTTTCGAACTCTGTTTCTAATTCTTCATTCTTGGATGCGATAACATGAAACAAATCTTTTTTGGTTGATTCGTCCAAGTTCTCGATGTAGTTATTGAGTGTTTTGTTTGCAATTGAAACCATTGACTTTAGTGAAATTTTTGGGGCTTCATTAACCCCTTTCTTTCCACTAATAAGTGTGTTGATAATTCTCTTTTTTGACTCGACTCTTTCTTTAATATCCACTTTGTCAAAGTATACCAAATTATCAATGTCCTCGTATAAATTTTTTCCTTGTTGACCGTTTTTCGGAAGGTTACTTGTCTTCAAAAAATGTCTGATAACAGTGAGTGATTCATCTAAGAATTCTCTGGCATCACTCTCAGATAAATTCTGAGGGGTAGAAAGGTCGTCATAGATTGAGTAAATCTTTGAAAAAGACTTATCTTTAAGTACATTGTGTTTGAACTCTTTGAGAGTTTTTCTGAAGGTAGAGGAATCTTTGTAGGATTCTACCAAATTTTTTTCGATGATTGATTTGATTTGTCCGAAGGTCATGTGGTCATATTTATTCACTAATAAATATTAGGAATTCAACAACTTGTCTAACTCTTCTTCTATTTTACCCAATTTTTGTTGAGCAACTCCCAAATTCAAATATTTGTTCCCATACAAATCATTCTCAATTAAGAGATTCATATCTTTGTTTTTTACCGATTCGGGTGTGATTTCCTCAGGAGCTGGTGGAGTTTCTTCACCCTCTAACGGTGGAGCTTCAGGTGCACCACCTGCCAACTCACCACCCAATTCAGGACCTCCCAAATCGAAACCTCCTCCACCGCCAAACGCAGCGGCTGCTGGTTCAGTAGTTTCACCTGGAGGGGCTTGTGGGGCACCTTCACCAGGTTTGTTTCCGTACAACGCATCTAATTGGTCAAATAATCCCGTTTTACTGATAACTGTAGGTGTATTCTTGAGTTCTTCACCGATTGCTCTCTCCATTCTTTGTTGTAGTAAATCTGTACGGATTTCATCATCCGACCAGTTAAATATGTGTTTCTTAGCCCACGTAGATGATGCTGGTTGAATTCCATTACCAGGGTCTGAAACCAAATCACGATAAAGTAAAACTTTTTCTTTCCAAATATCGACTTTCAATAAGTCGGCTTGAGTCGAAGGATTGGTAAGACCTAAGGTAAAGTTAGAAATTTCCTCTTCGAATCCCAACAAGAACAAATGAACAATAGCAATCTTGTTCAACTCCTGAATCATAGATTTCTGAATTCTGTTAATAGTTCTTGCAAATCTAATGTCTTGGAGTGCTAAAGTTTTTCCATCACCCACAGTTTCCTCAAATCCCAAAAACGCTTTAGGAATTCTCAGTGCGGTAACCAATTTTTTCTGAATATATTCGATATCGGCAATCTCCGATAAGTTTTGTGCACCTGGTAAAGTGTCAATTGGACTCGGTTGTGCTGGGTCTCTTACCGGAATGAAATAATCTTGGTCAACCGCCATTTGGTTGAATCTCATATCAACATTACCCGTCTTAGAATCCACAATTTGTTCTCTTTTGAACTTGTTGGCAACACGCTGTACATAAGCCTCTACATCATCATCATTCATGTTTCCAACGTAAACCTTGAAGATTCTTCTTTCAGGAGCTCGAGATGTACGGTAGATTAACATCGCATCCTCGGACAACAAAAGTTGTTTCCAAATACGACGAGATTTCTCCAACATAGATGTGCCGTAAGGGAGTTTTCTGTCATCACCTAACAATCTAAAGTGGGCTATTTCCCAAGGTTGGAATTCCATGTTTTGTGTTTTCCAAGTAAATCGAAGACCTTTGTCGTCAGATTTATTTGGAACACCAACCGAAGCATTACGGGTAGATAACCCCTGCTCGTATCTTTCGATTTCGATGTTAGGAAGTTGTTGACAGCCGATGATACCCTTTTCAGGGTCTAATCTCATGTATACAAAATCATCACCGTACTTACAAGTGTTTCTAGTCCACATTGGTAAGTTAGTGTTGATATCCAAAGAATTGTAAAATAAATCCTCAAGAACTGATTTTATTCTTTTAGATTCAGAATAAATTTGAAGGATAGTACCGTCCTCGTTGGGGGTTGTACTTTCTTCGGCATAGATATCAAGTGCCGCAGAAATTTCGGGAGTATACTCCATCGACTCATAATCATAATATGATGCCAAACGGTTTGGCTCATAATAAATTGCTTGAGTGTATAGGTTGTTTTCAACTTTAGCAAATTGATTTGCTAAGTAAAAAGATTGTTTGGCTTGAAGCTTTTCTCTCTCGTATTCTGCCTTGTCGGTAGTTCTGAGAAGTTCTTTTTTATCTAACTTGTAAACAGGAAAATCCTGATTCATTAATGCGTCAGGACCCAAGGCTCTTGTTAACCTTTGCCAAACCGTTAGACTTCTATTATCCATTCTCGACTAAACTTAAAAAACTATAGTTTAATATAAATAGTTTTACCTTCCAAATAACCAACCGTACTTCTCATAATCATTTCTTGTTGCACTATAGTTTTTGAATTGATTCTGTCCACTAGGATTGGATATTGGAATTGCAGGGTTGAAATATTCAGATTTATCCTTGTTTTCCGTTACAACAGTAGACCAAGAATTCAACATTGCCTTTGTGTGGTTCATCACTTTTACTAAAGAAGGGAACGCAGCTTCGGCAACATACATTGCAATTGATATTGCCATAATACAGTCATCATGATGTCCTTTTTGGTGGTCAGGTCGGCCGTTTATGTATACAAAAGTACCCATTTCATTGACGAGTCTTGTAGACCTAATCTTGAAATCGTGTCTCATGGCCTCTTCAAAAGATGCAATAATTTGGACCCTTTTGTTGTTAAAATTTATACCAGGAATTTTTTCTTTTATCCTCGGGTCATATTTCCATTTATTTGCCATGTCTACCCCGTCGTAATAGAAATTTTCATACCCTAACTCTTGGAGTTTTCTTGATGTCGCAACACCCATACCTCCAGTCAAATCAGTAACACAAAGAGCATTATACATCATACCCCATTTATATGCGATTTCCGCTAAAGTGTCGGGCGGAATTTTTCCTACGAATTCCAAAACTTGTTCTCGTGCATCAAAATCGATTATTTCGATTGAAGAAAAATCTTCAGAATCTCCACGAGAGACATCAACACCCATTACATACTTGTGACCGTTTTCGGGCTCTTTCCAAATCCATAGTTGTCCACCCACAAGTTTAGCTTCGGGTTCTTTCACGTCATTTTTTTGTATGGTTTGAAGCATTTGAGAATCAAAGACGTTGTCTCCCGAGCCTAAGAAATTACATTCCAATTCTTGAGCAACTTTACGTTTGTCGTACTTCAATTTTTTTACCATACTTTCAAACCAAGAAGAACATGGTTTGTAGCCATCCTCAATGTATTTGTGTAGAGTTGTTAATTGACGCGTTTTTCTGTCCTCGTTTGATAAATCCAAAATAGCATCTTTGGGATATTCCTCTTTGTTCAACAAAAAATGAACGATATCAGAAGTTTTTACCATGTACAAGTCTTTTGTGTATCTTGGGTCTCGATACCAATACATTTCCGTGATTTTGAAATCATTCATCCCACGTAGTGATTGGTCGTAAATCTCATAGTAAATGGGGTCATATCCGTTTGGTGTTGA